CACCATAGGATTATTCTTAGGAGCCATTTGATCTTTCATTGTAGAGTCAATATACTCTTTGAGCTCTTCAGGCTGCGCTGTTAAGTCTACCAGTACACGATTGCGTTCGTAGTCATCTAGTACACGATGTTCGTCACCGTTATGATCTGTCCAACGTTGCAGCATCATGTTATTCCAGTTATAGCCTTTGTTGTCACGATCTTCAAAAGCCTCTAAAAGCCCTACTTTGTTCTTAGTACCTTTTTTGCGGACTCCAGGGTATGCGCTAAAAATGTTATCAGTTGGATCGCCACGCATGCATTTCTCGAACAGTAGCCATTCCGGATCAGGCGCCGGCTTAGGATCCCCTGTTTTTTTGTCTTTAACTGGTTTGCCATGGTCATCAAATACTCCTTGTAGTGTAATCATATTGTTAGAAATACCATTATACTGTTTAACATTGTCGCTAACCAGCTGTACGAAATCGGTGTCGCTACTAACAATAACATGATTGTCCTGGGGATGCATGTGAATAAACCGTGCAATAATATCGTCTGCTTCTGCAATATCACATTGTAATGTGCTACAATTTGCATTTTCTACCAGGAACTTAACCAGGGAATCATATGCTTCAAAGAACAAGGAATCTTCTTCTTGTTCTATCTCTGTCTTTGCCTGTCTAGCGGCAACACGATGTGCTTTGTAAGGCTTAAAGAAGTCTTTGCGCCAACTGCGGCCTTCAAGAGCAAACACCACATGGTCAGCTTGACTAGTACGCCAGGCGCGGTTAACTGCACTCATTGTTACATGGATAGCAAAGCCTACTTTGGTCCACATATCCATGCTACGATGTGCGGCGTGTCTAGCACGAAAGAATGTATTAAGGGAGTCTACAAGTAAATATGTTGTCACTTTTTCCTCATTAGTCCTGAACTGGGTTTCACGGTTCTCTTAACTACTTTAGTATTACTCATTATACTAGTATTCACGCCAGATGTCAACCGCGGAAGTAAAAATTTGTACCAGGCACTATGAGCATCAATACCGTAATGATGGCTTCCGTATCTAACAGTTAAAAATCCCTGGTCTGCCAACCATTGATAATATGTGCCACTTTTATCGTAAGGACTAACATAACTATCTTCCCAGTCTCGTTGTTCATCAACATCAAAATGACTATATGAATTAAAGAAAATATGCCGTATTCCCAGCTTATTTAAATGTTGGTGAAACTCCCAGATCTTATCATGCCACTGCTGACATTTTTCTTTGACTACCTCAGGAGTTTGGTTAATAACCCATTGCTTGTAACGGTCACCAAACTCTGGTGGAACACTGTCAGTGCCACTGGCAGTTACCTGAATATAAGTTTTATCTCCTTGTAACCATTCTTCCCGTTCCCAGGTACTCCATCCAATAATGAACACTCTGTCGTGGATATTAGTAGTAAGAGCGTCTGCATATTCCCGGGTTGTCCTTAAAATACGGTCATTGCTACTAGCACTCTCTGCATCTAGAAAAAACCCAGCATTGAGTGCTCGGGCTAGTTTAAATCCGTATGTATGGGGGATAGCATCTGGATGGGGGCGTCGTTGCCAGGCAGTGTATTTTGGATCATCTGCTGCAAAGCAATAGTCTTTAACCAACTCTGCACCTGCACTATGGCTGTCACCGTTTACATAGATGATCATTATTTGTATTCAGCTTTGCCATCGCCTAGATCATTTCTAGTAACCATGGCTTCGTCTTTTTCATATGTTTCCATAACTACCTGTCTGCAAACATCCTGGAACCAACGATCAACCATGTCTTCTTCTACGTCATCACGATATCCTGCTTTAAAGAGCATTTTAATAAACTGTGGGTTCCAGTCAAGTTCAAATGCCCCACTGCCAGGATTTTCTGGATCAACTTCTAGATCAATAACACTAACCCAGGGCTCGTCCCTTTCAGTTGCAATATCTTTAGCCGACTTTTTTGTTGTTCGTTTAGGGGTGTTAACTTTCTTAGCTTTACCCATGCCCATTGCTTTTTTAGCTGAATCTAGAAGTCCCATTCTAATATTTCTCCTGTGTGTGCTCTAAAATTATTTACTTCTGTTGGATCTAGTTTGCCCACGACCACAGCCGCCGCCGTTAATGTGTCACTGTGAGCAATAATAACATGTGGCAACTCGTTTTCAGTATCCTGTATTTCTTTTAAGAAACTGTATACTCTGGAAGCCACATCCTTTAAACTTTCGCCATTCTCAGGAGCATCTTGCCAGTTTAATTGAGTATCCAGCCGCTTGCCAGTTAGGTTACCATAATCACGATCTCTAATAAACGGGCTTACTTGTTGTGTTTTATTCCAACTAGTATTATCACATATAATTTTTGCTGTATTAAAACTACGTCTTAGGTCACTGCAATATACATTGGCTACCACTGAGTACTTATCAGACAATTCTTTTGCTACATCGGTAGCCTCAATTACGCCCTGTTCTGTTAACTCAGGGTCCAGCCAGCCAGTGCATAGATTTTGTGCATCATACTCATTTTGAGCAGTTTTAATCCAAACTGTTTTCACATTCCGTTCTTTCTTAATCGGTCTGCTAAATCTTCGTCAATATTATCTGAGTGATCAGTCACTACAGCTGGCTCAACTTGCGGCATACCAGTTTCAGGATTATGTTCCCCAGGCGTTACCGAAAACGTCGACATGAAGCCGCGGGGAGTAACGATAACCTTTTTCAAGCGCAAGTTCTGCGACAGCTTTTCCGTTTTTAAAGTAACTGTCTGTTGTGCCTCCGACAGCCATGAGGTATACCGGCGCATGGACTCCCTGGGATCCATATACTGACACAGCCCTGTCCACTTCTGCCACATCATTAAGATCACAAACCACAAACTTGAAATACAATTGACTGCCAGTAACATCACTGTAAGCCCTAGCAATATCAGGCTTAATAGCATCATCCCAACCATGTCCGCTAACTGATAGTTTTGGGGAGCATGACCATGTAACATGTAGTCTTGGTGTATCTTCGAGGTAAGATTTGAAATCATCGTGCAAACTCTGCGTGGTATTTGTTTCAAAGGTAACATTTTTTAAATCCTTCATTTGGGGATGGTCAAATAATTCTGTATACATACGCTGCCATCCTAGTAGTGGCTCTCCGCCAGTAATTACTAGATGGACATCTTGTCCATTTTCTTGTGTCCAACGGCCATTGGGTACCAACGTCAGTAGATAATCAACTAACCCATCAACGTCTGTTGTAGTTTGGAATCGTTTAAACGCTGGGTGCCAGGCTGCATAACTATCACAGCCTGTTGTTGCTAGTGGGAGATCATCCAATTTCTTATAACGATCTGGATTTTCTTTAACTTGTGCTGCAATGTCATCTGGCTCAGTAGTTTCTTGGCCATGTGGTAACCCAAATCCTGGGCATGTGAAATTACAGCCATACATACGAAGAAAAACACTGGGAACACCAGTAAATCTACCTTCGCCCTGAACACTATAAAATGCTTCTGTATATCTTAGTTTCATGGTCTTTTCTCCACGATCTTATCGGCTAGTCCATAATCCAATGCTTCTTGTGCATTTAAGAATGTGTCGAACTTCATAGTTTCAAACAATTCTTCGTAACCTTTGCCTTTTGAATTATGCTTGACATAAAGCTCAGTGAGTCTCTTATTGATCTTCTTGCTTTCTTCAAAACTGCGCCTAGCATCTTCAAATTCTAATTCCTGCACATGGACTGAACCGCGTGTACTAGGTGTGCCTGAGCTTACACGGTGGATCATTGTGCGTGACTCTGGTAGCACAATACGCTTGCCTGCTGTGCCTGCTTGTGCAAGGAAACTTCCCATGCTGCATGCCTGTCCTACAACGACAGTTGATACATCACACTTGATAAACTGCATAGTATCATAGATACCAAGTCCTGCGGTTACAAGTCCACCTGGGCTGTTAATATAAAGTGTAATGTCAGCATCATGGCTCTCGCTTTCCAAGAACAACATTTGTGCCACTACTAAATTAGCACTGTTGTCATCTACAGCACCATTTAACATAATGATACGATCTTTAAGCAATCGACTGTAGATGTCATAACTGCGTTCGCCTGCACTGGTCTTTTCTACTACGATAGGTACTAACATTTAAATCTCCTGTGGTGCATAAATTGCTGAATTGGCTCCGTGTTCTGCACACTCTACCTTAACACAATAACAACGATTATCAGTTGCTTCACGTATAAGTTTGTCTGCAAAATTAAATGCGTGTTCTGCAAACTTCTCTGCACCAACACCATCAAAGATTCTAATCTCTGCTAAGTCCATTTCCTGTAATTCCATAAACTTATCCAAGTGTGGATCGTTTTTATCAATTGCTGTCTTGTGATCAAAGTGGTCTTCTAACCAAGCCTTCAAAGGTTTTAGTCCCCCAAAGTCAACTGCCCAGTTCTTGTTATCCAGTTCATCACAACCGAATGTGAATGTAAATGCTAAACTGTAACCATGTAGCAAATGGCAATGTGAATGATCTGCGTTTGGTTGACGGAACACTGCACTTAGTCCAATGTTATGTCCATAATGTTTTGTACTATAATAAGGCATATACCTTCTCCTATGTTATAGGGCGGAATATTTAAAGACGGGCGAACCTTTGACGTCTAAGTTTATTATACTGTTATTTAGATTATTTTGCAATAAACTTTTCAATATATTCACGTTTAACTGCTTGCATGGCAATGATACTTCTCATACCTGGACACCGTCTTTGGGGACCTTTTCCAATGTGTTCGATACTGCTATCAAAGGTAACCAATTTACGAGGTTCGTACTCTGAACTGTACAGGCAATCTTCACCTACAAATACAGTATCTCCTCCCCAGTTACGCTCCCAGGTTTTGTCAGTATACAAGACACCAGTCTGACTTTTACCCCAACTGGGCCAGTCTTTGTGATAGTCACCGTCTAATCCAAAGGTGTTAGCACATGCCATACTGCGAACTAACACATAATCATCTGGACACTGACTAATAAATCTCAGTGATATTATTTTAATAATCTCGGGCGTAGACTCATTAAATTGTTGAGTACTATGATTAAAAAACCCCTGCACCCACATAGGGTAATTTTCAGTATATTGTTTGCTATCGCTGGTTTGACCAAATGACCAACGGTCAGCAAGAACCACTGACTTAAGAATGTCAGTGTGCTCATGCTCAGTTATCCAGTTTTTGTATTGGTTAAATAACAACTCTTACCACCACTCTTCAAACGGAAAGACAATCCAACTAGGATCTTCTGCTTTGTTAATCTCTGTACCAGTGTAGGACATTTCAACCTTGCACTCACTAGCAACGTTGTCGATCAAAGCAGCAAATCTAACATTATGTCCCCAGATAGTATCTGGCATATTATAAACACTTGAATGCCAATCTTCCATAATCCAATTAAACGTAGCACCAGTGTCGTTAATATCATCTAAGATGAGAATGTTTTTTCCTGCTTGGGCATCTTCAGCCATCCAACAGTTGGACTCGCATTCACCATCACCATCACGGAGTCTAACATCTAGTGTGTGCATCTTAATGCCAGTATAGTGGCTTAACATTACTGATGGAATAAGTCCGCCTCTGGTAATGCCCACGATGTAATCAGGACGCCAGTTATCAGCATACATCTGTGATACGATGTTTGCTACGTATTTTTGGATATCCTGATTTGTTAAGTAAATTTTGTTCATTTTATATAGTCCATTATTAAGAAATTATATATTCGTAGTTGTCTGTTTCTGCATTTTGTTGGAGAATAAAAGCGCCATTGTTTAAATGGAATTTTTTAGCCATTGCTGTTTTTGGACTTAGAGTTACGACCCGGTGTATGGTATCACTGTTTTTTACTATTTCTATTAGATCCATTATTATTTTTCTACCAGCTCTTGGTTTCTTACTCCAAACTGTATAAGCAACTGCAATACTACCGTGTTGTCCGTCTTGATGTGCGGCCTGGCTTAAAAAATCCAGTTCTTTAACAGTAGTTGGAACATCATTACAGTATGCTATACAGATCGCCGCTTTATATTCACCGTCCTCTGTTAGAGCGTATACTGTTCGCCCAGGGCTTAACCTAAAGTCTAAATCAAGCTCTGGACGGACAGGGTCATCACTTACTTTAAAGTTAAGTTTCTTATTATTGTCGTAAGTGATAACCGTTAGTTCCATGATAGTTCCTTAAAAATTCCAGTTTAACTTAATGCCTGCGTTAAGCTGGTCGTTGCCTTTAGTCCCAGCAACATTTAGTCGTTTCTCACCAAATGCTGCCATTGTAAAGTTAT